CAGGACGAGGGGCGGACTTACTTATTATCGATGATCCACATACGGAACAAGATTCAATGTCAGACAAAGCAATGGATCGTGCTTACGAGTGGTATAGCTCAGGGCCAAGACAACGTTTGCAACCAGGTGGAAGAATAATAGTGGTCATGACCCGTTGGGCAACAGACGATCTCACCGGTCGTTTAGTGAAGGCTCAAACAGAACCAAAAGCGGACAAATGGAACGTAATAGAATTTCCAGCCATTATGCCTAACGGAAAACCAGTTTGGCCTGAGTATTGGAAGCTTGAAGATCTAGAAGCAGTCAAAGCATCTGTATCAACGAAGAACTGGAATGCACAATATATGCAGGACCCAACCTCGGAGGAAGGGGCCATAATAAAAAGAGAATGGTGGAATGATTACGATAAAGATTACCTCCCTAGATTGCTGCATGTCATACAAAGTTATGATACTGCATTTAGTGCCAAAGAAACGGCAGACTACTCTGCAATAACAACTTGGGGAATATTTCAACCAGTTGAAGGTTATGAAAATGCAATCATATTACTTGATGCTATAAAAGGCAGATATGACTTTCCTGATTTAAAAAATGTTGCTTTAGAGCAATATAAATATTGGGAACCAGAAACAGTGATCATTGAGGCTAAGGCTAGTGGCCAACCTTTGATACACGAATTAAGAAGAGCAGGACTACCTGTAATAGATTACGTGCCCGCAAAGGGAAGAGACAAGTTTACCAGGATAAATAGCTGTTCTCCAGTGTTTGAATCAGGAATGGTGTGGGCTCCTTTAGATGAAAAATTTGCTCAAGATGTAATTGAGGAATGTGCAGCTTTTCCTAATGGTCAATACGATGACTATGTAGACAGTATGACCCAAGCTGTGCTAAGATATAGACAAGGTGGTTTTGTAAATACATACTCAGACGATTGGGACGATCCACCAATTAAATTAGAAAAGGAATATAAATATTATTAGGAGATGTTATGTTAAAAAACCCAAAGAAAGCAGATTTAGATAAAGACGGAAAACTTTCCGGTTACGAAAAGAAAAGAGGAATGGCCATTGAAAAATCTATGAGTGGAAAAAAATTTGGTGGTGCCATGAAGTACAACAAAGGTGGCGGAGCTGATACCGGTAGAATGGGTGAGATTAGAAGCAAGCTTGCAGTATTTAAAGACAAATTTAAAAAAAAAGGAATACGTTCGATTAGCCCTGAGCAAAGAGAAAGATTAAAAAAAATAAAAGGAGCAATATCTTCAAAAGAGATGAACTTCTTAAAAAAAATGACTCCATCAGTAGGAGCAGGTTTAGCTCAAAAATTAGTCAAAAAAATTCAAAATAAAAAAATGGGTGGCGGATTAATGAGTGCTACTAAAAAATTAAAAGCTGAAGGAAAAATGGGTGGCGGCATGATGAAGAGACCAATGGGTTATTCAAAAGGCATGTCAATTAAAGACGATAATTTAAGAGAAATTAGAAAAACAGAGTCTATGATCGGTGCATCCAAAAGTTCAAGAAGAGAACAAGCAATTAAAAAAAGAATGGGCGGCGGCATGATGCAAAAACCTATGGGTTATGACAAAGGTGGAATGAAAGATAAAAAAATTGTTAAGATTGCTATAGGTATAGGTAAAGCAAAAGATTATCCTGGAATGAAAAAAATAATGGAGATGAACAAAAAAGGTAAAAAAAGATTTAACACCGGTGGTTCAGTTTCAGTAAGTACAAAATTAGGTAGAAATAAACCAACAAAACTTTATTAGTTGATTCTCAGCCAGGAAAAGGCTAGAGGTATTTATGGCTGTTGAAAAAGACAATATAGAAATTTCTGAAAACGAAAAAATAGAAGACGGCAAGGGAACTCCCATTATAAATGAAGCGGTAGACGATGTCTCTGTAGAAGGAGAGGATCAACCAGAGCTAAGACCACAAGATGATTTTAACGCAAATCTTGCAGAGTTCATGGATGAAAGAACCCTCCAAAGAATGGGATCTGATTTAGTATCAGAATATAAAAAAGATAAAACATCAAGAAAAGAATGGGAAGATGCATATATAAAAGGATTAGATCTTCTTGGAACTAAATACACTGAAGTTTCAAAACCATTTAAGGGTGCCTCTAATGTAACACATCCTTTGTTAGCAGAATCAGTAACACAATTTCAAGCACAAGCTTATAAAGAATTAGTGCCATCAGATGGCCCCGTTAGGACCCAAGTGGTAGGTCTTCAAACTCCAGCAATAGAAGAACAAGCAGATCGTGTGAAAGATTACATGAACTACATGTTGATGGAGGAGATGGAGGAATACACAACTGACATGGATAGCATGTTGTTCCATTTACCGTTATCCGGTAGTAGTTTTAAAAAAATATATTACGATGAAATATTAAAAAGACCAGTATCAAAGTTTATTCCTGCTGAAGATTTAGTGGTGCCATACTACGCATCTGATTTAAAAGATACAGATAGAATTACTCACGTACAACGGCTAACGGAAAACGAAGTTGTGAAACTTATGGCCGGTGGTTTTTACAGAGATATAGATTTACCTAAACCTGGAGAAGCGTCCACGGACAACGTACAGAAAAAGATAAATGAATTAGAAGGTGTTAAAAAATCTGGTGAAGATTATCTACACACGATACTTGAAATACACGTGGACTTACATTTAGATGATTACGAAAAATTTGATTCTAGAGCCAAAAAAATAAAAATACCATACGTAGTTACAATTGACGAAGGTTCAGGGGAGGTATTATCAATCTATAGAAACTATAGACCAGATGATGCTACTTACAAAAGAATAGAATACTTCGTTCACTATAAATTTTTACCAGGATTAGGATTTTATGGATTTGGTTTGACACATATGATTGGTGGTTTAAGCAGAGCGGCAACACAATCTCTTAGACAATTGATTGATGCAGGAACTTTAAAAAATTTACCAGCGGGTTTTAAGTCTAGAGGCATCAGAGTTAGAGATGATGATCAACCAATGCAACCAGGAGAGTTCAGAGACGTTGATGCTCCGGGCGGAAACATCAGAGATCAGTTTTTTCCTCTACCTTTTACAGAACCAAGCACAACTTTATTTAATCTTTTAGGATTTGTTGTACAAGCAGGACAAAAATTTGCTGCAATAACTGATTCCAATGTTGGAAATGACCTACAAAACCGTGCTGTGGGCACCACAGTGGCCTTAATGGAGAGAGGTTCACGTGTAATGAGTGGTGTTCATAAGCGTTGTTACTACGCTATGAGGTTAGAATTTAAAATTTTAGCTAGAATTATGGCTGATGCGCTTCCTCCAAGCTATCCTTATGATGTTTATGGTGGCCCAAGAATGATAAAAGCGTTAGATTTTGATAATAGAGTGGATATTTTACCAGTTGCAGACCCAAATATCATGTCGATGGCACAAAGAGTCATGCTTTCTCAGCAACAATTACAAGTTGCCATGTCAAATCCACAAATTCATAACATCCATGAAGCTTATAGACGTGTTTATGAGGCGTTAGGCACAAAACAAATAGGAACTTTACTAAAACCACCACCAAAACAACCAGAACCAATGGATCCAGGTAAGGAAAATGCACGTGCTTTACAAATGCAACTACTTACAGCGTTTGAATTCCAAGATCATGATGCACACATAGCAGCTCACAGTGCTTTTATGCAATCTAGGATGGTTCAAATCAATCCACAGGTCTATGCATTACTACAAGCGCACATTTCTGATCACATTTCTTTCAAAGCAAAGATAGAAGTGAGAGAACAATTGATGCAAGACCCTAATATGGTAGCTCTATCTCAGCAAAACCCACAACAATTTCAAATACAATTTGATAAAGCGGTTGCAACTGCAGTAGCAGAGATAACTGAAGAACTTGTTAGAGGTGAATTAGAAAGTGCTGCAGGAAAAGTTGATCCTTTAGTAAGATTAAAACAACAAGAAATAGATTTACGTGCTATGGACATGCAGCGTAAGGAGAGAGAAACAGAATTAAAAGCTCAATTGGATATGACTAAGGAAGCTAATAGATTAGACTTCCAATACGATAAATTATCAGAGCAATCTGATCAATCAGATCAAAGATTAGAAGTAGCGAGGCAGAAACTTGCCAAAAAATAACGATCCAAAAACTGGTACAGGTAAAAAACCAAAAGGTTCTGGTAGAAGACTATACACAGATGAGAATCCTAGAGATACAGTTAAGATAAAATTTGCAACACCTGAAGATGCGAGAGCAACTGTTGCAAAAGTCAAGCATGTCAACAAACCTTTTGCTAGAAAAATACAAATACTAACAGTGATGGAACAAAGAGCTAAAGTTATGGGTAAAA